CCCTGTCTTCCATTAGGGGATTTACGAGTCATAACATGATCACATTTTCCACAACGAACAATACCGGCAAGAGGGTTACGAAGAACATGCAAAGAGTTAAGCGGCCGTGCAGGATTTTTGTTTACGATATCTTGAGCTTGCTGAAAGAGTTCCCTTGATACAATAGCAGGATGTCTGCCTTTGACAAGAATATAATCCTGAGCGAAAGGACGGGAGATAGTTATTTGCCCATCCTTTATATGCTTTACTGCTTTCCGACTGTTCCATCGTATCATTCCTTCATATACTGGATTTCTGAGAATTGCCTGCACACGAGAAATGGTCCATAGGCCACCATCCATGGTCTTGATTCCGGAATTATTTAATTTACGGCAGATCTTAGCCATTCCAATTCGTTCGCCGGATACTCCATGGACATATAAATTGAATATAAGCTTGACAATCTCTGCCTGGTCAGGAACAGGCTGCAGTGTCCATCCTTTTTCACCAACAAGTTTTACACGGGAATATCCATAAGGCGGCTTACTGCCGCAATATTTTCCTTCTTTTGCGGAAGATTCGCGACCTGCAGTGAGACGGCGGCGAATGGTCTTGTATTCACGCCGGGACATAAAAAGTCCGAATTCAAAATACTCTTCGTCGTATTCGTTGTTTGGATCGTAAGTTTTAAGTGGAGTAATGATTAATGTGTTGGAGTATTGGAAAGATCTGGCAACAACACCCTGGTCAATGGTATCGCCTCTGGCCAGACGTTCCACTTCAACAACAAGGACACCATCCCACATACCGGATTCAACTTCCCGAAGAAGTTGTTGCATAACAGGTCTGGCAGAAATCGTCTCACCGGATACGATCTCTTTATAGATTGCTCCTACATTATAGCCACGCTTTTTGGCAAGATCCAGCAGAATCCGCTCATGCCGGGCGAGAGTTTCGCCTTCACCTCGGGCTTCAGCCTCGCGATCAGCACGGGACTTACGCAGGTAGATACATACATTTAAAAGTTCCATAATATCACCTCGGTTTAAAATATGTAAAAATGGGTACAAAAATAACGACCACACAAATGTTCTGATTGTGCAGCCGCTCCGAAGATGATACAATATTTTTGCTGAAAGCTGTAGCATCTCCGGAGATGTTATAGTAATGTCTTGACTGGTATCCGGCCAAGGCGCAAACCGTTCCTGTTGGCGCAGGGGCGGTTTTTTAATTATTTGAATAGTTACTGACGTAAAGGAGCACCAACATTATCGCGGAAACCTCCTAAAAGAATTCTGAAAAAATCAGCAATCCATCCGATTCCCAAAAAGTTAAATGTAAGAAGAGCAACGATTCCGCGACCAATTCTTCCAACATAAAAATAGTGAGCTCCTGCAAATCCTAAAAAGATACAAAGAATAAGAGCTGTAGATTTCTTTTTGTCACTGGTAGTTGTTGTGTAATTTGCCATAAAGTGACTTCCTTAGTAATAATATAATGCCCACAAATAATACGATGCGCATTATAAAAGCTCGCCTGTTATAGCTTATAAATTATCAATTCTCATCACAGCCAGCTGAGGAATAAAATAGATCATATAATTATCTACAGCAACATACTGCCCGTACTTGGAACGGTAGCAGTCAATCACTTCAGTGAGATAATCTTCCGGTACGTCCAGGTGCTCAGCCATTTCATGAAGATTCCGGCAACGGGCTTCATAGGCTTTGATGATCCCGATCAGGCCCACACGGAGGTTATATCCGTAAAGTTTGGCACGGTATTCCTGTTTCCGGTTCATGATGTCGTTCTGATCCAGGATGTTTCCGGTAGTGGTACAGTAATGTCCGATCTCTTCAGCCAGCACGCAGGACTTCTCGGCCTGGGTGGGAAGAGCCTGGTTAATGGCAATCCGATTTTTATATAATCGACCGCCATAACCAGGGATGTGAGCTTCTTTAACAATTAGGCTCTCTGATTCAGACAAAATTAGTAGTTCTTCGTAGGTCAATAAGATCACCCGTTTCTTTACAAAATAAAATTACAGCCCTAATTCCTTTATTAAATCTTCCTGAGAAAAAAACGGAATCATAATTCTGTAGAACCAGCTCGTTTAGCTTTTACAGCAGCGATTTCATCCGGTTCCGGAGCGACTTCTTCAACATTGTTAAGTGCAAAAGAGGCTTGGCTGGTAGTAAGTTTGAATTGTTCATGAATCAAATAAATCAATCCTTTCTATTAACAGAAGTAACGAATTTTTCCAAAATATTTTATCCAGGCACGTATAACATCATCATGCCGTGCTTCAATCATACGCATAAGCTTGAAACAGTACCTTTCATCGGGAGTTTCAATGTAAACTTTGACTTTTCCGTCTGCTTTCATTTCAGAGTGTGTAATTTCAGTGTCATCATTCAGTGTCATAAATGGATACATCATAATAAAAAGCTCCTTTCAACAGTTTGAAAATGTGTTTGGTAAATTATTTATATTTTTGACACCATTCTGCGTAATTGATATATGGAACAATTTCAGATTTATGGGTTATAGGATTCCATATACATCTTGTTGCGTTTGACATAATAGGAGATGAAATTGTTGTACAACGGCAACCAATGTGCATTGGTGGGCAATTAATCCCTATTTTTCTTTCAGAAACAGAAAAAGAATGTCCGTCCAAATTTCCACAAATAGGACATGTGCTATTATCGAGAACGGCCGAGAAGATATATGATCTTATTCCGGACTTTTTATAACTATCAAAATGACGTTCACAAGAAATTTGAGAATCAATATACCGAATTTGCTCAAGCGAAATCTTTTCTGTTACAATGTGCTCGTCATATAGGCGCTTGGCAAAAATAGCTACTTTTCTGCTTGATACACCTGAAAATTGTAAATAAATAGCACCTGCTGCAACTAAGGAAGAATTAGTAGTATTCATGGTGTTAATACAAATAGTTTCTAAATGTGAAGGAATTCCATTATGCCACCGAGTAGTCCAATCACAACCTAATCCGGGATTCCCTTGCACCTCGGCATTAAATCTACAACACAACCTATAAGCTAGATCAAGCTTTCTATTTATTATCCAAGAGATTGCCTTGACAAAAACATCGTATTCTTGATACGAAAATATATTTATAGATGCAATTTTATGATAATTAATATTAAACAATGACATAAGAGACCTCCAAACAACTAATCTTGGTTGCCACATATAATATTACAGTGTAACTCGGCATTCCAAGTAAAGAGAGTAGTATATTACCAAAACATTAAAACCTTTATTAAAGCATTTATTCCCAAAACGAATCATCTTTCATAATATCATCCGCATGTTTCTTTTCTTCCTCAGTCGGGTTAAAAGCATGAGCGGCGTTGGGGATGAGAGCTTCCTCCATCTGCTGGGGGGAGAGTGGATTTACAGTGATGATATTATCAGGGGCTTTGGACGGTTCTTCTGATACAGAATCACGCAATTCAATAATGCGGTCATATTCTTTCTGGAGGACAGTATCGACCATATCTTTACCGTGAGTGTCGAGCTCACGGTATTTTTTTATAAAATCACGATTATCATTAGAAATGAAATCTTCTTTGTGTGCTGGAGAATTAACGTATCCAAAAGTTTTTAATATATCAGATATATTATAAGCTTTACACATAATGAGAAAAGCATCAGGGCTTGGCTGACTGTTCCCACTTTCCCAGCTGTAAATAGTTTTTTCGGATGCTTTAAAGCCTTTGGATTTTAATAAATCAGAAATTTCTTTTACCGACTTTTTGGCATCAACTCTACATTTTTTTAAATTTTCACCAATTGAACCTT